TTAACTTACAATCTATAATCGATAAGAAAGATGAACAATTTGGTTTAGAAAGTGAAAAATCTAAACAATTAGAAAAAGAACTAAAAAGACAGAAAAGAAATACCTTCCTATGGAAGATGGGAACTTTAGCTGGTGGATTACTTAGTTTGTTCTTTGCAGCTGGTGGATAATTGATTTATGGCACAACAAAAGAAAACATTAAAAGAAATCATCAAAGAGGAGTATCAAAAGTGTGCTTCTGACCCCATATATTTTATGAGGAAGTATTGTATGATTCAACATCCGGTGAGAGGGAAAATTCCTTTTCACCTTTATCCGTTTCAAGAGGATACCTTAACACAATTCAAAGACCACCGATATAATATCATCTTAAAATCCAGACAAACTGGTATATCAACACTAACCGCTGGGTTTTCTCTTTGGAAAATGCTATTCAACCAAGATTTCAATGTATTGGTAATTGCAACAAAGCAAGAAGTGGCAAAAAATTTGGTAACCAAAGTAAGAGTGATGAATCAGTATCTTCCTTCTTGGTTAAAGTTAGAAACTGTTGAAGATAATAAACTATCCCTCAGATATTCGAATGGTTCTCAAATCAAAGCAACTTCAGCCGCTGGTGATGCTGGTCGTTCTGAAGCACTATCCTTATTGGTATTTGATGAGGCGGCTTTCATTGATAAGATTGAGGAGATTTGGGTATCCGCACAATCTACCCTTTCAACTGGTGGTAACGCAATTATCCTATCAACTCCAAATGGTGTAGGTAACTTCTTCCACAAAACTTGGGTAGGTGCTGAAGATGGTACAAACACATTCAATACGATTCGTTTACATTGGAGTTTACATCCTGAAAGAGACAAAAATTGGAGAGATGAACAAGAAGTTTTATTAGGACCAAAGGGAGCAGCACAAGAATGTGACTGTGATTTTATTTCTTCTGGTGATAGTGTAATTGACCCTCAAGTTTTAGAATTTTATAAATCCACTTATGTTCAAGAACCAATAGAAAAAACTGGATTTGATGGTAATCTATGGAAATGGCAATATCCAGATTATTCTAAATCATATATGGTAGTTGCCGATGTTTCTAGAGGTGATTCAACCGACTACTCAGCTGCTCATGTAATTGATGTAGAGGATTCAGAACAAGTAGCTGAATATAGAGGTAAATTAGATACAAAAGATTTTGGAAATTTTTTGGTAGCATTAGCAACTGAATATAACAACGCATTGTTGGTAATTGAAAATGCAAATGTTGGTTGGGCATGTATCCAACAAGTAATCGATAGAAACTATCCCAATCTTTACTATATGAGTAAAGATTTGAAGTATGTAGATGTAGAGAACCAATTTTCAAACAAATATAGAGCACAAGATAGAGGTATGGTAGCAGGATTTTCAACCACATCAAGAACCAGACCTTTAATCATTTCCAAATTGGAAGAATATATTAGAGAAAAATCAATTACAATACGTTCAATTAGAACTATTGAGGAATTATTCACATTTATTTGGTTTAATGGTAGAGCTGAAGCGATGAGAGGTTACAATGATGATTTAACTATGAGTTTAGCAATTTCACTATGGGTTAGAGATACTGCACTTCGTTTAAGGCAGGAAGGTATTGATTTAACTAAAAGAGCGATTGATGGTATATCTACATATACTTATAGTGGGGTATATGGTGGAAATGATAATGATGAAAATCCTTGGCAAATGAATATTGGTGATGGATTTGAGGACTTAACTAAATGGTTGTAAATTTAATTTTTGATATTTATATAGTATAAGTTAATTATAAGGATTAAAACATGGAAAATTATTCTGAAGAACTTTATAACGAATTTAAATTATCAATAGATGAAAACATCGAAGAATACGATGTTGAAAACTATGAAGATTTGAAGGAATTTATTCACTTTCTAAAAAATATGAAAGAGGATATTACAGAAGCTGAATATCAAGGTAGAGAGGTAAAACTCAACAAACCTATGAGAGGTGATGTAAAGAAGTTCAAAGTGTATGTTAAAAATCCAAAGGGAAATGTTGTAAAGGTAAACTTCGGACATGGTGGAACATCAGCTAAAAAAGCAGGTGAAGAAACTATGAGGATTAAGAAAGATAATCCAGAAAGAAGAGCATCATTTAGAGCAAGACACAACTGCGATAATCCTGGTCCAAGAACTGGAGCTAGATATTGGAGTTGTAAAGCGTGGTAAATAAATAAAGGTTATAAAATAAAGAAACAAAATGGCAGAAGAACAAAACAGTTCATTTTTTAATCGATTAACTAAACTCTTTTCTACCCAAGCAATCGTAAAGGTTGACAAGGATGGAAAGAGACGAGTTGTTGATGTGGATGATAGACAGCAAGGTGGTACTAACTTAATGAATTTAAGAGATAGGTACACCAAACTACAAAGGTCTTTTTATGGAGACCAGATGGCAGCTCAATCAATGGCATACCATCAAGTTAGAAGAGAATTGTTCAGAGATTATGATGCTATGGATAATGACCCAATTATCTCATCAGCATTGGATATCTACGCAGATGAATGTACACTCAAAAACGAATTCGGAGAAGTTGTACAAATCAAAACAAAAAACGAAAGAGTAAAAGATATCTTAGAAAATCTTTTCTATGATATTCTTAATATTGAGTTCAATCTTTGGTCTTGGACTCGTAATATGGTTAAGTATGGTGATTTCTTTTTATTACAAGAAATTCAACCTGGTGCTGGTATCATCAATGTAAAACCACTTCCGGTTTATGAAACTGAAAGATTGGAAAATACTGACCCAAATAATCCCAACTATGTAAAATTCAAAGTTAATCACGACCCAAATGGTAAAGGTGAATATGAAAACTTTGAAGTAGTACATTTTAGATTATTATCAGATACCAACTTCTTACCTTATGGTAAGGCAATGATTGAAAATGGTAGAAGAATTTGGAAACAAGTTTCTCTTATGGAGGATGCGATGTTGATTCATAGAATTATGAGAGCACCTGATAAGAGAGTATTCAAAATTGATATTGGTAACATTCCACCACAAGAAGTTGATAACTACATGCAGAAGATTATTTCTAAAATGAAGAAAACTCCATTTGTGGACAAACAAACTGGTGATTACAACTTAAAGTATAATATTCAAAACCTAACTGAAGATTTCTTCTTACCTGTTAGGGGTGGTGATAGTGGAACTGAAATAGATTCATTGGGTGGTTTAGAATACACTGCAATTGATGATATTGATTACCTAAAGAACAAAATGTTTGCGGCTCTAAAGATTCCAAAAGCATATTTGGGATACGATGAGAATGTGAATGGTAAAGCAACTCTTGCTGCAGAAGATGTAAGATTCGCAAGAACAATTGAAAGAATCCAAAGAACTCTTATCTCAGAATTAACTAAGATTGCTGTAACTCACTTAGCAGCTCAAGGTATTGAAGGAACAGAGATGGTAGATTTTGAATTAAACTTAGTTAATCCATCTACAATTTATGAGCAAGAGAAAGTAAACCTATGGAGTGAGAAAGTTAGATTGGTTTCTGATATTACTCAGTTGAATATGGTATCCAAAGAATGGGCATATAAAAATATCTTCAACTTTAGTGATGATGAAATTGACCATCAGAAAACTAACCTTATCAATGATATTAAAGATAGATATCGTTATCGTATGATTGAGGATGAGGGTAATGACCCAGCACTTCAATCAGAACCAACTGATGTTGAAGATGAATTAGAAGAATTAAAATCATCATTAAAAGATAAAGGTGGAAGACCAAGAGAAGGGAATACTTATGGTAAGGATAAACATCCTTATGGAAGAGACCCTTTAGGAGCAAAAGAAAATCAAAAAGCGTTATCTAAAAATGAATCTTCGGTTACTAAAAAAGCTAATAAATTCGCTAAAGAATATGTAAACGGAGTTTCGGCAAAAAAGAAGTTGATGAGTGAAAACGGAGACTTTTTAGATGATTCGAATTTGATAGATGAATAAAAATTTAGGAAATCGAAATTAACTTATATTTATATACGATGTATTGTATCGTATATTGATATATTATTATAGGATAAAAACATAATGAAGAGGGTAAAACATTCAAAATTTAAGAATACTGGTATTCTATTCGAACTTTTGGTGAGACAAATCACCTTAGAAGTATTGAATGGTGATACTACCGAAAAGGCTAAAAAAATTGTAGCAGAATTTTTTAGTCCTAAAACTGAGTTAAATAAAGAGTTACGATTGTATGAATTACTTACAAAAGAAAAGTATAATTCAGAATCTCGTGCAGAAAAATTCATTGATACTGTCAATGAAGCACACAATCGTATTGACCAAAATAAATTACAAAGAGAAAAGTATAATCTTATCAAAAAGATTAATGAATCATTTAATATGGATGAGTTCCTTTCTTCTCCAATTACCAACTATAAGGTATTGGCATCAATCTATAAGGTTTTTGAATCTAAAAAGTATGATAGCTATGATGTAAAAGATGTATTTAACTCAAAAATTACCCTCATTGAGAACATCATATCAAAGCCATCGACTCTTACTGAAGCTAAGAAAGATAAAGTTGTTGAAGAGTACAAAAAGCAAGATAAGGATTTGAGATTACTTACTTACAAAGTATTAGTAGAAACTTTTAACAAAAAATACTCAAATCTAAACGAATCTCAAAAATCATTGTTGAGAGAATATATCAACAATTTGACAAACACAACTGGATTTAAATCTTATGTTGAAAATGAGATTCCTAAAATCGTAAAAGAATTAAAAGCTATCCAATCTAAAGTTAGTGATAAAGTAACTAAGATTAAATTGGCTGAAACCATTTCAGTTCTTAATAAAACTAAAATTGGAAAATCGGTTTCAGATAACCACGTTTCATCGTTAATGATGTCTTACGAACTAATCAAAGAATTGAAGAGTAAAATAAATGGCTAATCTTAAAAAAATAATTGAGGATTTGTTAGATGAAATCCAATCCGAAGATTTGGAGATGGATGAAGCTACCACCACTGGTGATATAGCTGGCTACAATACTCCTAATGCTTTTAAGGATTCTGATGGAACTGATGAAGATGATGAAGCTGATGCTAAATATATTGATAAGATAAATCAAGCAACTGGTTACAAAAGGGTTGATGAAAACCGATGGTTAGAATTAAAAAATGATGAATCCTCACCAAAACAAAAAATTGGTAGAGGAATTTCTCAAGTTAATAAGCAACTTTCTGAAA